CTGCCTCAACTTAAGCATACGCTCAAGCTGCTTTAATAAAACATCAAGCTCTTCTCTATTCTGACGAAGCTTACCAAAATCATCTGTACGTAGATCGCTGATAGACTTTTCTGTTTCTGCTATCTTTGTAGTAAGGTAGTCTATTTGCTCAAACTGTGACATAGCGTCAAATGCAGCCTGCTCTTCTAATGCAGCATTTATTTCCTCAACACTAGATACTATGTCATTATTAAATTGATTTATCTGCGCCCATTTTTCTTGGTGCTTGTCGAGCATTGGAAGCATTCTAGACTGTAAGCCATGAGTCTTAGCTATGCTTTCATATGCACTAACCTCTTCTTGAGTCAATGACCTAGAAACATCAAGCCTGTCTTTGAGCAGATCATACCCCTTAAGCTGTACACTATATTGTTCTTGGATTACCTTGTATATGAGGTCTTCTGCTTCCTTCCCCTGAGTGGTACCCAACCTTCTACGCTCTTCTATGGTCTCCACCATATCAAACAAGTTGCTTATGTCTACATTAGATGCTACATTTTGTAGGTCTTCATACATCTCCTTGTAACGGTCATGTTGGGTTGGGTCGCTGCCTAGAAACTTAAATAAGCCCTCTCCCTCAAAAGAACGTTTAACATGAAGTAAATCCTCTGCTGCCATACGCAAAGCACCCTCATACCCTAAGAAAGCTACGTCTTTTCTAGCAACAGCATTTATTTCATTAATACCCTTAAGTATCTCCCCAACCCTGTCTAGTAGTGGTTTTATGATTCCCTCAGAACCCTTACCAAACCCTGCCAACATGATAAACCATTGGTTCTCTATGCGGTTCAATGCAGCTAGGTAATTGTCTGCTGCTGCCATGGCTGGGCCTGAAAAGGTGTCTTGTAGTTCCTGTCCAAAGGCAGGCAACAAGTCTTCCGCTAGAAGTTTGCCCTGTTCCATTATCTTAGATAATTTCTCAATGGGCATGTCCATAGCTCGCGCAGCAAGGCCCAAAGCTCCAGGCATAGCTTCACCTAATTGCCCACGAAGTTCTTCCGCAGCAACACGTCCCTTAGAAGCCATTTGCTGGAATGCCCTAAAACTAGCCTCAGTTTGGTAGGTAGACATCTGTAAGGCGACCGCTGCTTGTGTGGTGCCTAAAAATAAATCTTGAGATTGCTTTAATGATATATTTGTAGCTTCTGTGGCCGCTAGGAACTGCGTATAGAATTGTGCAGATGCTTTTAGGTTCACCCCATATGTACCCGTTATTTCATCTAAAGCCTTAAACTCTTTTGCTGCTGCTGCTGCATTGCCCATGATAAAACGTAATCTAAGATCAATTTTATCATAGGCTAATGTAGCTTCTTTAATACCACGTACAATCTCTCCTGGCATGGCGGCTAACTTCATGAGTAATTGGGCTTGGATAAACCCTCCTGCTATGGTAGCCATTTCCTTGAATGCTTTTTGAAGTCTTGTAGTACGTTTCTTAGTCCTTGTCTCAGCTTCCTTAGCTTTCTTCTCCATGTGGTCGTAGATACCCTGAACATTCTTGCTCATTTGATCCATACTACTTTTCACAGAAGCGGCTAAATCATTTGCTGCTTTTTGGCTCTCAGCAAACGCCTGCATATACTGCGCATTTTCAGCTTGCAGCTTGACTATTAAAGAGCCTATTTCTGATTGAGAGGACATTTTTAAACCCTACTTACTACTAATACCCAAAAAGGCAAACCATTTCTTTTGTGATAACGTATTTACCTGCTCTGTGCTTAAGTTGTCTACATGGTATGAGTCTTTGTTGTGTTTGTTACTGGCTTTCTTTGAAGAATGCCCTGTATCAAATTTTATCAAAAAGTCGGAGGTAGTATACTTACTAGGGTCTTTGATATTACCCTTAACTATGTACTCAGCTATTTGTGCTAGATAGTAGTCCGTCTTATCTACTTGATCTAGTTCTAAATCAAAAAAAGTCATCCAGTCAGTATACTCACTAGATGACACTTTTGATTTAGCTTCTGAGACAGACATCCCTAGCCTTGCGGCTATGCGATGCCACCCGTATAGTTCCCCCCTTAGTCGTTTTTTGAGTCTTCCCCTGATGCAGAATCAAGACCAGAAAGCTTCTTTCCACGTTCTGCAACGTACTCAATAACGTCAGAAGGCCACAAAGCCACAACTTCTTCTTTAAATGGCTTTCCTTTGTCGTCCCTGAGTGTCGCAAGTACGATAGATTTGTTGATGCCCTTAACAGTGCTTAGGGTATATACGTCATTGCCCTTTTCGTCGGTTTCCCCTGTCTTTACCATCTTGGAACGTACCAAGTCATTATGGTCATCCCGTTGGTCTCCTGTCATACCAGAAATGGTGCATACCATTCCGTCGATTTCTACTTTTTCTGTTTTAATGTTTGTATTGAGCTTTTTCATTGGTGTTTTATTTACGTTTATTGGTGTTTTAGGTAAAAACTGGGGGCCTACTACGACCCCCAGCTCGAAAACAATTTGTCGCTAATCCTGGCGCAACCAGTAAGCAACCTATTAGGAGACGGTAGCTGTTATGCTATCGGCGTCAGATGCGATAGACAATACACCGTCCTTCAGAGTAGCCACTTTGTAATAGTATGTGGTACCATGAGTAACCGTGTTATCTACAAAAGAAGTAGAATTAGTCACCGCAATACGAGAATACCCTGTAAACTCACTCTCAGAACGATAAATGTAGTAGGAAGTAGCCCCAACTACCCCATCATAAGAAACATCCACTGTACCATCGCCTCCAACTGTTGCCAGGTTAGCTGGTGCAGTAATGGATGTGGCTGTGTGTGCAGGGCCAACCTCATCATCATTAGTATCGTGGTTTGATGGGATGACCGTAATCTCAGCTGTTGGTTGTTCACCTTCTGTATTCTCTCCAGGAGTGAAACTATCTAACCATCCCCAAAAAGCAACTTGCTGACCATCTGGGAATGTAACTGTGACCAACTGATTTACTTGGATCATAGACTCCGCATCTGTAAGAGCCTTTGGATCGTATGCTACGGTACTGGTCATATTACCAAGAGTCTTCAAAGACTTTGGGTCATTTTGACGATACGTAGTGTTACGCATTGTAGTTGTATCAATAGCACCACCACCCTCAATAGAAGGAGGTGTTACTGTCTTTTCTTCAAACAACACCGAAGGGAAATCCCCGAAACTTATCAGTGTTGCGTGTCCATCTTTCATTATCATTGTATTTCCTTTTTCTAGTGTTGTACGTTATAGTATACCTGGAAGTGTTTCGTGCACCAAAGCATGAAGTAAAGAAGACCCCTCCCCCTCGATAAGGGTACCTTCTGTGTCAGCACTCATTAAAGTGAGATTGTATGTCATGGCGGCTATGAATCGTCTCTGTGTGCCTGTAGCTTGTCCTAAATTCTTAATGGTACCTTTTCTTGTTGCATTGATTATTGCATAATAATAGTCTCCTACCTTTGTGTACGAATACCTATACCTATCTAGAGCATCTTGTAAAGACTTTAATTTAGCATAGGCTTCACTATAAGTGGTAGCCCTAGCATGTATCTCTACTTTAGGGTGTTCTACTACATCATTACTGCGCATAGACTTAAGCTCTGCTTTACCATCTTCGTCATATATACAAACAACATTATTTGGTATGGTTTTGTCGTCAGGCATGAACGCAAAAAAGCTAGGCCATTCTGTAGCATCATAGTCTCCTAACAAACCATCAACTACAAAAAAGGTCTTTAAAACCTCAGATGGGGATGCAGGTCCTTCTATCATGGTTTTAACAAAGCCTTTCTAGCAGAGTCTTCTATTATTTTCATCATTACGGTAAATTCGCTTGTAAATGGCCGTTCTAAAAATTTGGCACCAGCCTTTCCTTGTGGGTCCCAATACCTTCCCCTTCTCGGAGAACCGTCTGCCCTTGTGCCCTTACGTATCTTTCCACGCCACTTCATAGCCACTTGTTCATGTACATATAATGCATATGGGGAAGTTCTGTACCCTACCAAGACAACGTCAGTACCACCCAAAGTAAGACTTTCAGTGAAGGCTAGTCCCTTCAAATTACCTGTCTCTACAGGAACCATTTCTTGACTTGTTCTTTGTAGGTGTAGCCCTGCAAGGTACATTCCTAGTGTGGTGCCATTTTTGCTTATGCTGACAGACTTTTTAATCATGTCAGCCAAAAGCTTATTAACCCCCTTAACCTCTATGTAAACTTCCATATTAATTAAAAGGCCCCAAAAATCCCATAACAAGGTAATCAGTATAACGTAGTGTTGGTACTACCTTTACACCCCTTATTTCATTCTTTTTAATAGCGTCTATTTTCTCTGCTTCAGTTAAAGCATCAAAATCTGTCTTTAACCCTTTATACAGGTATGCCCCTTTTTCGGGTATATCATCTTTTCCAAAATACACAACACTGCGAGATTGTTCTGTCTCTCCTTCTGGGTTTAGGTATTCTATCTGGTCATCTTCCCACCTAACTAATATCTCACTGCTTGCCGCAAAATTATGAACGAAAACACCCTCAGGCCCCACACCACCTTTAGGTATGTATGTGATTACTTCTTTTCGTATCTTACGTAGAATACGCATTTATGCAGGATCTCTTTCTGTTCCTAGATGGTAGAGTTTTAAGGTAGTTTTTGAACCCTTTTCAAACTGTTTATTCAAATTAGCAAGCTTACCACTTGTGTCTATAGCCATGGCCTGTTGCCCGTACATGCTGTTAGAAAGAAAAAGCCCTAATTTGTATTGGTACTGCTCTGATACACTACTAGCAGTTTCCATTGAGGTTTCTTTACTAGAAATGGCATAGAAATGGGCAGCAAGCCAAGCTTCTATTAATGCAAGTTTGGTTGTGGTATACCCTAGATCACCAAGTATGTCCTCCACAATACTATTGGCGGTTTCTATATATATGGAAAGGTCTTCGGAGACCTCTACGCCTTTGTGTATAGCTCGTACTTGAGTTTCGTTTGTATATGCCATTATTAGTGTTTCCTATAAAAAGGGCGAGGCTTACCTCAAAACCTCGCCCTTATTGTTTCAATAGTATTGAGTGCTACTACTCTTCTTCAGCAGTATACTCCTCAAGGAAAGTGTTTACAGCCTTCTTTGTGGTAATCTTACCTTCGCTGATAACTTCACCTTCTTCTTCCACTGTATATTCTTTACCTTCCTTAAAAACCTTAAGGTCATTATCAGCAGCCAATTCAAATTGGTCTGTTACATCTTCCTTAGCAGTTTTTTCTTCTTGCGGTGCCTCTTCCTGCAAACGGAATTTTTCTGGAAACGCCTTATGAAGGTCTCGCGTACTTTTTACGATAGAACCCTTCTTATATTCTTTGGTTTCCTTTGTATTTGGATCGCGCTCAAAATGGCTACCACCGATATTAATGAATGTCTTTACTTTGCTCATTGGTGTTTTATTTGGTTGATGTTAAAATACTGGGGGCTGTTACACCCCCAGTATGAAAACAATTGCTCTAGTTATTAAGCTGGTGCGCCATGGGCAATACCTGTATTGCCATCATAGTCAGCACGTAGCTGTGGGATCATGATTGCCATAACCTTGAAGTTAAGCAACATACCACCTTCAGTTTCCCAACGCATTGTAGTAATGTCCATGCCTTGTACAGTACGGATAGTACTTTGCGAGCGTTGTACCATATAAATATGGTATCCAGTTGATGGTAGGAAGTCCAGTGTTTCTGCACTTTCGATTCCTTGGATGCGTAGCAAACGATCACGCACAGTATTGTCACCCTTATTCTCACTGTAGTCAGTATCAAGGTACTTATCCCAATCACCTGAGAAATACAGATCAAATGGGCCGTACTGGTACTTTTGGCGAAGTGCTTCCTTCATTGCAAGGATGTCTTCTACCAAGGTAGCGCCTGTCCAACCACCATCAGTTGGTGGTGTAATTGTCACAGATACGTTGCTTGGGAAGTTTGTCAACCCGTAGATGCTTGCGCCACCAAACTGGAAAGCTGGTGCAGTACCAAGGTGCAGTTTCTCAATGTATTCTGTTACATTGATAGTTGCTTGTGTAACTGCCTCAACATCAAGT